CCCATAAAAGAAATCCAGCACTATTTCCCTGTCCACCTTCAGGAACTGCACGGGTTGAAAAATAATTCATCATATAAAATGGTTTTTTATTCGTAAATGCTTTATTATATTCGCCTACAGTTGTTTCAATATCAACATCTTTTTCTGTTTCAAGAGAATCTCCAGACTCACCTTTACCACCTTTTAAAATCTTTTCTATATGACTAGATATTTTACCATCAAATCTAGTATTTAATCTTATTTTATCATTATTAAACAACTCTATAGAATTCATACTTAAAGTTACCATAGATTTTGTAGAATCTACTATTATTTCAGTAACATTATTAACATATAAAGTTACTTCAATTTCTTCTTCATTCGCATCATAAAATTTTAATAGAACTTTTTCACTACCAGTTATAGGTAATCCTGTTACTGCTGTTGTGAATTCACCCTTTTTATCTTTAATAGCAGTTCCACTATCAATATATGTAACAGAAGCATGTATTACATCTTGGAAAAGACTTTCATAATAGGTAAATTTATCTATTATAAGATCTGTAAGAGATACTATTTTACCCTGTTCAGTGTTCGATAAGATCTGTATATATTTTATTTTACCAGGACCAGTCGCCTGTCTGGTGTTTATAGTTGCCATTTTAGAATATTCCTCCCATACTATTTAACCATCTCCTCGATATAAAGCTGCAAATGGATTACTACCTCCTCCCCCAGAACCACCAGCCATAACAGGTTTATTATTTTCAGCAGGAGAAGCACCACCACCAACAAGAATAGGAACTTCTTTAATTATTGTAGTGACATCAGAGTCCGTATTTTCATAAAAAGCAAATTGTTCTAATTGTCCTATTCCTGCACTATTCTTTGCTTTATCAGCACCAGCAGCAACATCAGAGAAAGATGCTTCATCTGCCTGTTTCGATAGATCCTTGAACATATTCTCTTTAGCTAAGTGTTTTTCATACCTATTCTTCATACCTTCAGTCTTAAACTTTTTACCATCACTTGACTCAAACTTACCTACACCCTTACCTTTACCCTTTCCACCAATATTTTTAAATAATCCACCTAATATACCAGTTCTAAGAGATGCTTTTAGTTCTTCCCTTTTCTTTTCCTTTTCTTCTTTCTTTCCCTTTTCTTCTTTCTGTCCAACATCCTTATCACCTTTTTTAAATAATCCACCTAATATACCAGTTCTAAGAGATGCTTTTAGTTCCTCTCTTTTCTCTTCTCTTTTCTCACTACCACCAATATCCGTAATACCTTTACCAATATCCATAATTCCTTTACCAATATTTTTAAATAATCCACCAACTTTACCTACTACGCCACCAATTTTTGCCTTTATTTCCTCTCTTTTCTGTTTTGCTTCTTCTTTTTTCTTTTCCTTTTCTTCTTCTTTAGCCTCCTTAGCACTCTTCATGGGTGGTTCAGATTCAGATGCAGGTTGAGGAGGATCACCAGCAGCAGGGAATGTTCCTGGTAAGAATGAGTTAGCAACATGCGGAACAAGGAAAGGAACTCCAGGAGGAGTAAGTAAGAAAAGATTAGGAATCTTAGTTAATTTCCCACCCTCAACATAATTACCAAGACCTGGAATAAATTTAGCAAAAAATCCTAAAACTTCCTGCAATCCTGGAAGACCTTCTAAAATACCCCCTATACCCATACCTCCTATAAGAGGAACCCATTTTGGAATAGTAAAGTTTAAAAGTTTCTCACCACCAGGAACTTTTTCTATAATACCTGCAAATATAGATGCTGGTCTAAAATCAGGTATAGGAATAGTTGGGAAATCATCAATTAACCTGGTCATACCTTCTTTAAAGAAAGTAATCATTGATCCAGCTCCTTCCTTTATTTTATCCACAACATTACCAAACAAATCCTTTAACTTACCAGCAACAGAAGATAATCCACCACCCAAAATCAACTGATACATCATATCACCAAGGAAAACACCCACCAGTTCCCCAAAGATTGTCATACCTGGTAATAATACCTTCCCTAAGATAATTCCAAGTGGTCCTGTTACACCTGTTGCTGCAGCAGTTAGAGCAGTACCAGCAGTAACACCAAGAAAACCACCCAATGCTGCACCAAATGCTTTAAATAATGCTTGACTTAAAGGTTCTCCTGACATTAAAGAAATGACAGCAGTAATGATAGGACCAATAATAGGAATCTTACTCAATGGCTTACTAATAAGGCTCAATTTTGCAGTAGCACCTTTACCTAAAAACTTTATTGATGTTCTTTTAAGTGCTCTACCCGCACCATGTTTTAAAATACTACTACCAAGTTTTCCTCCACCACTTTTTGCAATTTTACTTCCTATCGCTGAAATACCCTTTTTTGCAAAATTTCCAATAGCCCCACCACTCATCGAATTGATAGTTTTGGCAGCAAACTGAATAACAGATTTAGCAACAGCCCAAACAACCTTTATATTTCTAAGAACAGTTTCAAATATCTTTTGTCCTATAATCTTCCATACTAAAAATCCTGCAACCAAATTCTTCAAATTGTTCATAAAGATGCCAAATTTCTTCGCACCTTCTTCACCAAAAGCATTCTTAACCATACCCTGCATAAAGTTAACAAATTTATATGAACCATCCACAAAGGTTCCCAGTACATTAACTATCCATACTGCAGTATTAGCAAGAAACTCTCCAAAAGCAGCGATTTTAGGAATAGCTTTCTGTAATGCAGGTAATAAATCATCCAATCTTAATACAACCCATCCCAATATTATACCTGTAAAGAAATCTAATAATTTTGTCCACAAACTTTTAACTTGTTTAGGTACTAATTTACCTATATTTGGTCCTTTCTTTTTCTTCTTCTCTAAATCCCCCTCTGCAGCAGCATCTTCTGCTTTCTCTGCTGCTGCTCTTTGTTGTTCTAATTGTTTTTGCTGTAAAGTATAAGAACCTTTAAGAAGAGTATCAACCGATATAACAGTGGTTTTAATCCTCATTAAAGTTCCTTCTATTTCACCCGATCCACCTCCTTCTCCACCACCTGCAGCAGGAGTTTTCCCAATAGCCTCTGTAGACCTAGCAAGAGGTAATGGTGATATCTGTGCCTTAACAATTGATCCTCCTTTCTCTTCACCAGCACCAGAATCTTGACCCATAATTTTTTGAGCACTTGCTCTTCTAGAAGCAGTCTTTTTCTTTCTATTCAATAATTTATCAGTGGCAACCTTCTTTGCCCCTGCCTTAACAGCACCCATTGCTGCTTTTCCTAATGCTGCCCAAGCCATATTATATCCTCACCCCTAGCACAGCAAGTTTATTATGTGATATATGAACATCAGCTTCAAATGATGGAATACTTTGACCACCTCCAGTACCAGTACTACCTTGAGTACCGCTATTTAATCCCTGAGTTAATGAATTATCAACCTGAACTCCACCACCTGAACCTGAAGATTTTGTAGGTGGTTTAATAGCATCCCCTGCTGGAGGTTTAGCAGACTTCATTAAAGGACTTCCTTTCGGAATATCCGCAGATGCAATACCAATTATTTTATCTTCATCACCTCCACCCATCATCTCACCCAACTTATCCTTTGCACCACCAAATAAATTACCTATACCCTTTGCCATTTGTGCTAATGGATTTTTCATTGCTAATTTTTTAGCACCACCCAATACACCACCCAATGCACCACCCAATACACCTTTACCCACATTAGCATTCATCTTCATAAGATTCTGAACACCAATCTTTTCCGTAGATGCTTTATTCATTACAAACTCACCAGGAGTAAGCATTGCTGGAACAGTATCTTTCTTACTTGCTATTATTTGCTTCTGGGTTGAATTTATTTCTGCTGAGAGTTGCTTCCATTTCTTCCTATCATCCCCTCTTAATTTACCATCAGATCCTCTCTTACTATTAAGATTCTTCCTCTCGATCTTCAATTTCTTTATATGTTCTACAAGACCCCCACCTTGCAATTCTTGAACTGAACCACCACCAGCAAAATTTTGAACTAAAAGACTATTACTAGTATTAGTACTATTAGTACTATTAGTAACTAAACCACCGTCAGCAAAATTTTGAATAAAACCACCACCAGCAAAGTTCTTAACTAAACCACCAGTAGCGAAGTTTTGAACATTTTGAACAGTATTGCCAAAGGAACTTTTCTTGTTAGGGTTACTAGTATCAATTTGAGAAGATATCTCAGCCATTTCATAGGCATCTGTGCCTGGAATAAATTGATTTATCTCCATCTGCAACGCATCACCTTGCTTATTTGATATCTCTTTGAATTGTGCTCCCGTCATATCACTAAACCCAAACTCCTTTCCTCTCTCTTTCAATGCATCTGCAAACTTAGGATCGCTAGCCATCTCTCCTATCATTCTTGCTTTATCACCTGCAAATTTACCAAGATCAATATTCTGACCATCTGGGGTCATCGTCAATCCTAAAGGTAATTTTGCGTTATTTTCTTCATTAAGTTCCTCTTGAGTTTGCTCCTTAAATCCACTCTCAAAATCACCTATCAGACCTGCTTTAGTATTAGTAATTCCAAAAAATTGCTTCATCTGCGTCTGTTGCATATTCGCTAATATTTTTATATCCTCTCTTTCATCTCCCGTACCAACAGGACCACCACCCGAATAAGCAAGTTTTCCATCCTTTACTGTTGGTTTATTTGTACCACCAGCAGCAGCATTCATTGCAGCAAGAGTATCTACACCATATGCCTGTACTGCACCCTTACTTAAAACAAACTCACCTTCTGTGAGCATTGCAGGAACTTTATCTACTCCTTTCTCACCTTCTACCTTTCCACCATCTTTAGATTCTACAGGACCACCCTCTTTCATTCCTTGAGGTTGTTCAGTATTCTGTAAATCTTTTTGAGATTTATCTACATCTCCAAGTTCTGCAGGTGTAGAAGATTTTGATGGATCTTCTGTTTCAGGAGCATCATCACCCAGTTTCTTTGCATCATTTTCTACATTTTTTGCTATATCTTCTCCTGTCTTTCTCGCATCCTTATCAATATTCTTTAATTCTTTATCAACATCTTTTCCAAATGAAAAAATAGATTTTACTATATTGATAATCTTAGGAATACCCCATGCCAATAATGCAATTGTCCCTATAATCATTCCTCCAGGACCTAATAATCCAGGAATAAATGCCATAATAGTTGCTAATAATACTGGCCACCAATCTTGCAGGAATTTAAATAAAGAACTGATTTTATCTTTATTTGCAGGATCACTAAACCACTCAAACAATTTCATAACAGTTCTTCCTAATAGAACTCCTACTAAGAAGTTCATCAATTTAGTCCACAAACTCTGAACAGGTGCAAGAATTTTCTCTCCTACCTTTTTTGCACCACCCATTATCTTACCACCAGCCTCTAAGGCTTTCTCCTTCATTCCTCTTTTCTTATCCTGTTGCTGTTGTCTTTGTTCAGAAGCTTGTTCTTGACCAAGTTTTTGCTGGTCCATTAGAGTTTGTCTAATCGAATCAACACTACCAGCAATCGAATTAACAACACCAATCACACCATCTAAAGGAGATGAAGGTTGTTCTGATGATTGAGATACACCTCTTACTGTTTCTGATAATTCTCCTTTTGCTGGTTGATCTGATGAATCAATAATACTTTTTATCTTTTCTCTCCTCTTCTGCTTAATATTTTCTACTCCCTCTATTGAAGATCCTTTCGCCAAATCTTTAGCACTTATCTTTTTCTTTTTAGCCTTAATTGGTGGTCTTTTTTTCTTCTTCTTAGTTGCTTTTTCACCACGAACATCATCTAAAACATCATCCAAACCTGGAGGTATTTCATCTTCTTCAGGTTCTTCTTCAGGTTCTTCAGATATATCATCTACTACTTCAGGTTCTTTAAGTGGTTCGTCTTTTACTTCTTCTTCTATTTTTTCTACTGCTTCTTCTACTGTCTCTAATTCTGCAAGTCTTTTCTCAAGCCCAAGAACACGCACCAAGGTTTTCCTTTGCATTCCAAAGGACTTACTTAGTGTTTTATGTAATTGAGCAAGTTGAATAGGAATGTCTTTCTCAAGACGTTCAACTTTACCCGCTAGTTGATAGTGAGGATCATGCTTTGCTCTTAAAGCATCTATCATATTGGGTTTAGTACTTGGCATTAGCCTTTTCTTGGTTCCGTTTTAGTTCCTCTTCTTCGAGGTGCAATCTTAGAAGTCCAACATAAATGTCTCGCTCCCAAGGCATCATATTCTCAATTTCTGTTAATGAATATTTATGGTACTGCATCAAGGCAAAATTGAGACGGAAGTAATTCTCAAGGTCCATATGAACCATGCCTAACCGAAAAAAGATGCTAATCCCTCCAATACCACATCACTCTCAACCTTTGTCTTTGGATTAGTTACTTTAATAGTATGTTTAAGTTTAGGCATACTCTCAAAGAAAGTCTCAATTTGCTTAAATTGACCAGAATTCATCTGTTCTAGAAATTCATTCACTTCTTTCTTAGTACAATCAGCAGTTGCCCAAACTTCTTCTTCATTATAAATTTTATCAATACAAGAAGCAATCAACTGGAATGATTGATCCATTTGATTACTTTCATTAAAATCAAAATTATTTTTAATAAATTGATCAAGTGATGGATACTTCATTTCCATCATTAAATTCTCATCCAATTTAATCTGTTTAGTATGATCATCATTTCTTTCAACTTCAATATCATCCAAATCAATATCAACAGTTACCTGAGTAGTCTCATCATCAGGACATATAATATTAACTTCTAATTGTTCACCAACAGACTTACCACGAATATTGAGAAACAAAAACTCAATATCAAATGTAGGAAGTTGTTCTACTTTAATTCCTTTTGTAAGAACACAATTTTTTAAAACTGCTTTGATAGCAGTTGTTATTTGCTTATTATCTTCACTCTCTAAAGCAATTACAAGTAATTTTTCCTCTTTTACTAAAAAAGGTCTATATTGAATTGTTTCTTCTGTTGATGGTAAAACCAATTCATAGGTTGGCGTAGCAATCTTTGGTAATGGCATAATATCCTATAATAATTTCAGTGCGTATATTTATATATAAGGGTTTTTGAAATTATCTACCAAAATAGTCTAAAATATTCTGAGTTGCCTTTGCAGATACATTCAAACCAGTCATCTCATTAAGCATATCAACACCAAAATCAATCCAAGGATTATTAGCAGCAGTCCTTTTTCCTCCTCCAGGATTCGATGGAGGTCTAACTGCTTGTGAAGAAATACTTCCCCTATCAAGTCCTCTCATAACATATCTCAAATACGTCATAGAAACAGTACATTTTAAAAGATTAGATCCATCATATGAAAGTGGCATAGAATTCATTGCTTTAGGCCATGCTTTTATAAATTCATATTCCACTAAACCACTATGACCATTTTCCCAATAACTTTTCTCAAATTTTTGAATAACTAATCCTTGAGGACAAGCATACCCTCTTCCTGATTCATCAGGATACCTAGCTCTATAACTATAATTCAAACTCATTGAATCAGTCCCATCTTCATTCATCACACCTTTCATCCACTTCTCAAAAAATTTAATTGGTAAATAATTTTCTCCATCTACATAAAAAGTAAAATCCATACTTTCATCAAACATTCTTCTATAGGCATGTCTCTCAGTTACTCCTGTAAAATCATTGCTAATATCAGTAGTTGCTATACTAGATCCTGGTAATGAAGCTTCTGAACATTGTAATTGTAATCTATACTGATCCTTACTCTCCAACTCAGTCTGCATAAAAGGTGGTAACGGAATCTGCACCTGATAATGAGAAGTTAAAGCAGGATTAAGTAAATTAGCTTTTACATCAGAAATTTTAGCCTTTAACATTTCTATGTACTAGTAGTATTGTTGGGTAATTTATAAATAATTTTTACCTTATATATTATGTATAATGGCTGAGAGTAAGAAAAGTTTATTTAAACCTAAAAAACCAAGAAAATATAAGGGTGATGTTAATAATATTATCTGTCGTAGTTCTTGGGAAGCAAAATTTTGTAGTTACTGTGATTTGAATGAAAATATTATAGAGTGGGGTAGTGAAGAATTTTGGATACCCTATCGATCTCCCCTAGATAATAGAGTACATCGTTATTTTCCAGATTTTCTTATCAAAATAAAAGAATCTACTGGAATAATAAAGACCTATGTGATTGAGGTGAAACCGAGAAAACAAACTCGTCCACCCATAAAAAGAAAAAATGTGACAAAGAATTTTATCCGTGAATCTACAGTATATGCAGTAAACCAAGCAAAATGGCAAGCAGCAGGTGAATGGTGTAAAGATAGAAAAATTGAATTCAAAATCATCACCGAAAAAGAACTAGGAATTAGGTAATGACAGACTCCTTCGGTTTTAATGAAGAACAAGAATTTGATCTCGAAAGACATCCTACCGAAAGAGTAGAAGAACTTAAGAGAATGGTCTTGGATGCAAATACCAGTGATCCTGAAGAAATAATGCTACTTATAATGGAACTCTTCACTATTGAAGAAATTCTACCAGAAGTAGGAAAATTCTATACCTTTATATACAATCCAAAAACACCTAACATAACTTATGACCAACATCCACTTATTGCCTGTGTGGATTTATTTAAGTGGGGATTTAGGGGATTAAACTTTCATTGGCAAGAATATAGAAATTATACATGGGCAGAAGTGGCAGGAAAACTTCATTTAGTCGAATTTCAAGAACTAGATGAGTTACTTGCATTACAATACGGAAAATTCTTACTAAATAAATAAAAAGATTCTATAATGTCTATTTTAACCTATAATCCAAAAGCAAAACCAGGAGACGCTGATTATTGGGGTGATGTCTATGGAGATAATTCAACTAATAACCAATTTCCAGTTAGTAAGTGGCAAGCTGGAGCACAAAGTGGAGATTTAGGAAATGCAAAATATTATACGGTAGTAAATAAACAAAATGGAGAAATTGCAGTAGTAAAATATATTCCTGGACGAGGAGATGATGTAACTATTGGGACTATTGATCCAAAAGATGGTAATAATTTTACTGCAACTAAGGATGCATCAACTGCAGAAAATCAGTATTTTGAGCATCCAGCCAATGCATCATCAACCAAAGATCATGCAATGCGGATTGCTCAAAATGCATATGACAATTTAGATGCTCCACAACAAGCAGCATTGATACCACCTTACAATTTATTGAATGATGCAACCCCAGGAACAGCAAACTGGGACGTTAATGCTAATAATCAAGAAGTAACAGGTGTTAGTAATTCAGTTGCTCCTCAAAATAATCAATCAGGAAATAGTGGAAATTATAGAAGTAGTGGAAAAAGTGGAGGAGGATCATCATATATGGTATTTCCAGCAGGAGCTGATGCAAGTGGACAGGATTTAATTAAATTTTCTGCTTTAGAATTTAAACCAACTCAAATGTCAGGACTAGGATTTGGTCAAAAAGCAATGGATGATACAAGAGTAAGAACAGGTAGAGTTGTTTTTCTTCCAATTCCTGGTGGTATTAGTGATGGCAATAGCGCAGCATGGAGTGAAGGTCGTATGGATGCAGCACAAATAGCAGGAGCTGATATTGCTGTAGGAACAATGGAAGAAGGAGCTAAAGGATTTGAAGCATCTGTTGGAGATGTGGCAAAAAATATTGGTGATCACAAGGAAAAAATTCAAAAGGTATTGAAAGCAAAAATTGCTGGTGCTTTAACAGGAACTAATGATCAACTATTAAAAAGATCTGGTGGAATAATGAATCCCAATATGGAATTATTATTTGATTCTCCATCTTTAAGATCATTTAGTTTTACATTTAAATTATCCCCTAGAACAAGTGATGAAGCAAAAACCATATCTAGAATTATTAGAACATTTAAATCATCAATGGCACCAAAACAAACAGATGATAATTTATTTCTAAGAGCACCAGATACTTGGAAAATTCAATATTTAAATGGTGATAAACAAGAACAACAGTACCTAAATAAATTTAAAGAATGTGCAATGACTAATTTTACTGTCAATTACGCACCAGATGGCACATATGCAACTTATGAACCTGATAGTAGTGGTAGTGGTTCAATGGTATCATACGAAATAGGAATGAGTTTTCAAGAAATTAGCCCAGTATTTGAGAAAGATTATCTTAACGAAACAGGAGTAGGTTACTAAGATGTCCAATTATTTCAGAAAAGTTCCTGATATAGAATACGTTAATAGATTACCAGATTCTTCAATTGGTGATTATATTAAAGTAAAAAATATATTTAAAGGTGTCTCTATAAGAGAAGATATTCTCCAAGATCTTACCGTTTTTGAAAAATTTCAAATTGTCGGTGATGACAGACCAGATAATGTTGCTTTTGAATTCTATGGAGATTCTAATTTAGACTGGTTAGTATTAAAGTGTAATAATATTATTAATGTTCAATCTGAATGGCCACTAACACAAATGGATTTGGATGAATATCTTCTAGATAAATATGGAGATTATAATACACTATACAATGGAATTCACCACTATGAAACTAAAGAAATAAAAAATAGTAAAGGTGTAATAATAGTTCCAGAAGGTCTTCAAGTATCAGAAAATTATAAGGTTACTTATTTTGATCTTGCATTAGGACAACATAGATCTAGTTTAATAGAAGAAAAGAATATAGCTACATCAATAACAAACTATGATTATGAAATAAATATTGAAAATGAAAAAAGAAATATTTACCTTCTAAAACCAGGATATACATCTTTGGTCGAAGAAGACTTAGAAAGAGAAATGAAATACAAAAAAGGTGGAACTAATTATATCAGTCCCACCTTAAAAAGAGCAAATAATATTAAATTATATCAATAATTATTCTTCAGCTAATTTCTGAAAATAACTTAGAGCATCATCTTCATCTGAACTAGCAG